ATTTCAGTAGGTAGGTTAAAAGGTACATTAGACTGATCCATATCAATAAATAAATCTCGGCCTTTATCTGTTTCGGCCTTGAAATAAATACGCACCTGGCTAATCTTTTGTAATTGTTGTAGATTTTTTAGATAGTTAATTTTGTTTTCAACTACCTGAATGTCTGAAAGGATCTCCCGATCCGTTGGAGGGAATTTGATTTCCATTTGTTAGGTTTTTAAGTTTTAAAATCATTTGTCATGATAAAAGTGAAAGTAATATTTCATATTACCAAATTTATTTTTGACCTATGGGCATAAAAAAACGGATAATCACTTATCCGCTACATAACCGGGGGGCCATTGTATTTGTATCTTGTTTTGCGTGTTTGTTTACATCAAACGGGCCTATTCATCAGTTTCTAACTTAAAAATAATGCTTTTTCCGCATTCCTCCTATTTATAAGGCCTTTACTTATTACTCCATTGGCATAAACCCAACGATCAAATTGAGCCGCTACAGATTTTTTATCGGCTCCTGAATTTAATAGTTTTAATAAAGTAGAACTTTGTAAGGCTCCAGATCCTTCATTATATGCAAAAGATGATAAGGCTACTAATTGATTATTAGTTATAGGTACCTTAACCATATTTTTAACGTCTGTTAGTTTTTGAGTAGCCTCTATTTGTAACCATCTATCGGCTGTAGCCTGGTCAATAGTATCTCCATATTCAACGGGCCTATTCTCATCAAAATTATAGATTGATCCCCATCCGATTGTAGGAGTATTTGTTCCATCGTCATACGCAACTAATGCAGCTTTATCACTTTCTTCATACCTTTTAAGGAATGCCGATAAAGACGCATATACATTACTACCTTTCATAAGTAATACAATTACTATTAAACAAAAAATAAGATATTTATTACTCTTATTCATTTTATTAATTCAATCCGGTTGAGGCATCTTTTGCGTGTAATAATCCGAAACCTCCTAAGATAGCCGTAACACCTCCAGGTATATCTCCCTTAACTATTTGAGCGATACCGGTTATTAATGTAGCCAAACCGAATAAACTTGTTTTCCAATTTTTAAACATCTTATAAAGTTTTTTTGTAAAAATCCAATTTTGTTTCTATCCTGGCTAATCTATCTAAAATTTCAGTATTCAACTTATTATGTGCGTATAAATCCTTCTCAATTCTATCTAATCTATTTTTAGTAGAAAAAAAGAAACCTCCGGCAATAATAAAGAATGTAATCGCACTAATCGTTAATTGCGTTAGATCCATCCTTTTTCATTATTTCGTTTGCAATGATATTATAAGCCTGGGCCGCCGTAAATGAGGCATCCATATTAGGGAATACTCCGCTTTTAGTTGCGGCATCTAATACCTGTTTAATAACTTCTAATGCTTGTTTGTTTTCCATTTGTCTTTTTTTTAAGGTATGATAAAAGTAATATTAAATAGATGGTACATCTCCTGTGATCACTAAATTTAATTTAGTTGCGGCCCAAAGATATGCGGCGTCATTTGTTTGCCAATCGGTTGCATAATCCGGCAAAGTCATAGTTAAATTACCATCTGCAATAGTAATAAATGAATTATCTTTTAATTCGTAGTAAAAGGTAGCACTATCAAATAAGTTGTCATTAATGCAAGTAAGATTAAAGATAGTTGCACTATCTATTGTGCCATTGTACCAAATACTTACTGGTTCTATTGTTTTCATTTTTTAAATGTTTGATGCTAATAAATAATAAGTTACACCACCGATTAATATAGTTACTTTATGCGTACTTGCAACGGCAACAGCAGCAGTAACAGTATTGTTTATAGCAATACTTGATGTAAAAGTAGCAGCACCTGTTGTATTAGATATTTTTAAATCTTGAAATGTAAAATTTCCATTAAGTGCCGAACTTCTACCAATAACTAAATCATTACTTGTATTTATTCCAATACCTGAAAAATAACTTCCTGATGGTGTTTGAAATAATAATGTTGGGTAACTATTAACAGTCGAATAATTACTTAAAAGTAATTGTATGTTAGCCGTTGTATTTGATGTTTCACCTAATTGTATTGTTCCTTTTGATAAAAGAGAATTAACATTTACCGCACCACTAATATTAGCAGTACCCGAAACTGAAAGTTTATACCCGCCGTCTGTTACGGTTCCAACAAGTAAATTTCGTGCTGCACTTATTCGTGCTGCCTCAGTTGTATTTCCTGATCCTGAATCATAAACACCGAATAATATTGGACTTGCCGTTGTACTTGAATTAAATATACAATAGTCACCACTTGCCGATCCTTGTATAAAATTATTAGCTGCAGTAGATATACCTAATCCTGTATTTAGTGTTCCCCCTGTTCCGGCATTTCTAAATCTTAAACTAGGCCCGTTAGCACCTAACACAACGATATGATTATCACTTGTAGCATTATTAACTACGAATGAGCCGCTACTTGTAGTTGTTGATCCTATAAATGTTTGACCAGTATTTTTTATTGTAAGTCTATCTAAACTATTTAATACATCAGTTATAGCAAAATCATTTGCCGCACTATTGTATTTGTTTGTAACGTTCCATTTACCTACTCCAGCTAATTGTAGTTGTAATGCTGCGTTAGTTGTACCTGTTCCATTAAATGTAGCATTTATTCCGGTTGCTGTGTGTATATCTAATCTATTAATACCGGGGATAGTTGTTCCAATACCAATTCCATTTGTGCTAACTGATATTCCTATATTTGTACTTGATCCGTTAGTAGTAACTTGTTGCAATGTTCCAGTGGTACCGGCGCCGGGATCGGCTACTTGATCCCAACTTGTTCCATTATCACGATAAATTCCGGTTGAAGGAACATCAGTATCAATAAACATTCGGCCCTGTAGATTAGCCGTTGGCCTATTCGCCAAAGTATCCTCATACCAGGCCGGATTCCCTTTTTGATTTACGATATTATTTCTTATAAGTATTCCCATTATCCTATGTATGTTTTTTTAATGGCTACAAAGTTTTGAGTACCTCCGCCTGTAGTATCAAAAGTTAAAGAATAATATGTTTCAGAATATTCGCATTCGTTACCATCAATAGTGATTGATGATCCACTAATAATGGGTACTCCCTCGATATAAGCAGTTGCAGTACCTACATTTAAAAAAGTAATACTATTGCAATTACTAGGAATAATAAAAGGAGCATTATAACTAATAAATGATATATCGTACTTATGCATAATTAAAGGTTTGAAAAAAGTGATTAACAAATATTAGGTACCGGTTTCATATATCCACTCAATGTATTTTTACTACATCCAGGGCAATCATAATCCAATGTCTGTTGATATGGATTAATATCTTTTATAGTTGCATAACTAGGAGTTAATTGTTGTACTCCTGTAGTAGGCAAAGTATTTACACTAAATGGATCTGTAGGAGCCGGAGGTAAAAATAAATCATCCTGAAATATACCCATAGGATAACTATAAGGAGGAGCCGGAGTTCCTGTATTATTTGAATCAGTTGCGTAATCAGTTAAATAAATAGGTTCAACCGGTGCAACATCCACAGGCCCTGGATCAAAAGGAGTAGGAGTATAATTTTTTTCAGGAGGAGCCGGAAAACTTGTATAAACATTACCATCCTCTATGACTTTACCGCCTGGAGTTGTTATTGTTCCACTTGATGGCATCCCTGGACTAGATTTTTGTATTGGAGGAGTTGCCGCCGGACTAATCGATGGCATATTAATCGGTTTCTTTTTATTTAACCAATAAATAAAAAAAGCCGCGATACCTAAATAAATTAATGTGTTGTCTTTTTTAGTTGCCATGATTTATTTTTTATTTTTTGATTCGCTTATATCTTCATAATAATATGCGTTTGAATCTATAACAGCATCAGAATGTAGATTAGGATCATCGTATGATTTAGCAAATTGATTAATTCCATTATCTGTACGAATAAATTGAGGCCCGTCATATGGTGCCGCTTGTACTTCTACGATGCTACCTGGTTTAATAGGTTTTTTCTTTAATAGAAAATAAAG